TAAGTAAGGATGCTGTTAAGACTTTGATGGACATGGGTATCAACGTAAAGAACGATGCCAAGAAACCAGACCAAGGATTCTACATCACTGCTAAGAGCAAGCTCTATCCTATCACTGCAGTAGATGAGAAGGGTAACTTCATCAAGGCTAAAGTAGCTAACGGATCTAAAGCAGTAGCTTTGATTAAGCCATATGACTACAACTTCCAAGGTAAGAAGGGTGTTGGAGTAGGTGTTAGCAAGTTGATCATCAAGGAATTGATTGAGTACAAACCTGAAGGTATCAACTTATCTGAGTTGGAAGAAGAAGCTCTTTAATGTTTAAAGCCCTGATTGATGGGGACATACTAGTCTATCGCATTGGGTTTGCTTCTGAAGAAGAAAAAGAATCCATTGCTTTAGCTAGATGTAGCGAGTTCATAGAAGACATGCTTCTGTATCATAACTTTAATGAGTATCAGGGTTATCTTACTGGTAAGAATAACTTTAGGAATGACATAGCTGTTACTGCACCTTACAAAGGGAATCGTAAAGCTGCTAAGCCTAAGCACTACCAGCTACTCAGAGATTACATGCAGAAAGCCTGGAGCTTTACTATGATTGAAGACCAAGAAGCAGATGATGCTATTGGTATTGCAGCTTATGAACACCAGGTTGGTGAGTATTGTATTTGTTCTATAGACAAAGATTTAGATATGCTCCGAGGAGATCACTTCAATTTTGTTAAGAATGAATTCTACTTTATCGAAGAAGAACAAGGCATCAAGAACTTTTATAAACAAATGCTAGTGGGAGATCGAGTTGACAATATCATCGGTATCAAGGGCATTGGACCAGTTAAAGCGGAAAGGCTACTTACAGAATGCAAAGACGAAAAAGAAATGTATCTTGCTGTACTCGAAGCCTACAAGGGCGACGACAAGCGAGTCTTGGAGAACGGTCAGCTACTATGGATACGAAGAGAACCAAACCAAATGTGGCATCCTCCAATCTAGTTTTAGTTGAGTGGCTAGACGCACTAGCACAAGGCGAATGGCATGAACCTAAACGAGAAGACTTGCACTGTAAAACAGTTGGGTTTGTTGTCTATGAAGATGAACAACAGATTGAACTAGCAGGTACTATCACAGATGGTATGTGTAATAACAGTATCACTATACCAAAGCAGATGATAGTTAAACGAAAGGTAATTAAAGTTGAAGCCTCAGTCAGCAAAAGCAAAAGGAAGAAAGCTACAGCAGTGGGTAAGGGATCAGATACTTCTTCGTTTCCCTACGTTGCACCATGATGATGTCAGGTCAACGAGCATGGGAGCGGGTGGAGAGGATGTGCAACTCAGTCCTCTGGCTAGGTCGCTGTTTAACTACACAGTTGAATGTAAGAATCGTGCAGCTATTGCAGTATACAAAGATTATGAACAAGCAAAAACACATGGATTAGTTGAGCCACTAGTTATCTTGAAACAGAATAACAGTAAGCCACTAGCGTTAGTAGATGCGGATCACTTCTTTGATATGGTGCAAAAGATAAAAGACTTACAACATCAGATAGATGTTTTACTACTAGTGAAAGGTAACAAATGAAGATTGTTGAATGGAAGACTATTGGAACACAAGAGAACTTTACTGTCTTAGGCTTAGGCGAAGACAACAAAGTATACTATTGGAAAGACAAACAATGGAATGAACTATGATTAATAACTATTTGTTTACATTCAATGACGAAGATCGTGCTATCCAGTATGGGTTTAAAGTAGACGAAGAGACTCATCATCACTATGTAGCACGAGAGTTCTTTCAATTCTTATCAAGTATTTATGGCTATGACTTAACGGAGAAATATCTTGGCAACTCACCTAGTGATACCTGATGTACAAGTTAAACCTGGACATGATTACTCATATCTAAAAGCGATTGGAAACTACATTGTTAAGAAGCGTCCTGATGTTATTATTAATATTGGCGACTTTGCGGACATGCCAAGCTTATCAAGTTACGACAAGGGAAAGAAGTCATTCGAAGGCAGACGATATAAGCATGATGTAACTGCAGTGCATGAGGCAATGGATATTCTCTTAACTCCATTACGCAAGCTACAAGAAAGGCAGCGTAGGAATAAAGAGAAAGTCTATAAGCCACGTATGATATTAACAATAGGTAATCATGAACATCGTATCAATCGTGCAGTAGAGAATGATTCAATGCTTGATGGAACTATATCAATAGGAGATCTAAAGTATGCTGAAGCTGGCTGGGAAGTTATACCGTTTGAGCAGCCTATTATTATTGATGGTGTTCTATATGCCCATTACGTTACTGCGGGAGCTCTTAATCGTCCTGTCGGATCGGCAGCCGCCATTATCTCCAAGAAACACCAGTCGTGTGTGGTGGGGCATCAGCAAGGTAGACAAGTTGCTTACGCTATTAGAGCAGATGGCAAAACTCTTACGGCTATCATAGCTGGTAGTTGCTACGAGCATGATGAAGACTACATGGGTGCTCAAGGTAATCACTACTGGCGAGGTATCGTAGTGCTGCATGAAGTACAAGATGGTTGTTTCGATGAGATGTTTGTGTCTTTAGGTTTTCTTAAGAAGAGGTATCTATGAGTAATGTAGATTGGAGTTGCAGAGATTTTCCAGGAGCAATGCCAGCACATTTTGGATATGAATTATGTTCAGAACCAGAACAGAAGTTTACACTTGAGGATTACTTTAAAGGACTTAATAAGATTACAATGGCAGATGATAAAGATATGGTCAACTCACCGAGTCATTACACACAAGGGAGTATAGAATGTATCGATGCTATTGCACAGGTGGTGAAAGATTTAGATGGAATGGAAGCTATGTGTACTGGCAACGCTATCAAGTACCTGTGGCGATGGAAGTACAAGAATGGAGTAGAAGATCTGAAGAAAGCACAGTGGTATCTGCAACGGATGATTGACAATTACAAGCAATAGGAGTATAATATATGTTATCACATAAACGATTAAAGGAGATAATGATGTTTGACAATGAGAAACCAGTGAAGAATACAGTAAAGTTTAATAAGTTCTTCCCAGTAAACAATGCGTTTGTAAATGTAGATGGTGGATTCAAAGATGCTGCTGATTGGTGGGTAGACCTTACACTACAAACTGGACTACGTGAGTCAACTCAGTTCTGGGTATCTGATTTTAAACCAGAAGATTCTATTAAACAATTACGTGCGTTGTTGGAAGCTACTGAGAAAGCTATTGAATTCGCTGAGAAGTGTATTGCAGCTAAGCCAGTAGCTAAGGCAAAGACGAAAGCAAAGAAATAAACTGTGACTACTCTTACACTGCCAGAGTTAAAAGAACGGTTGAAGAGTCTAGATGAAGTAATACTTCTGGAGCTACTCGACATAGCTTCAGAAGATTTAGTTGAGACCTTTGGTGATATCATCGAGAATAATTATACAAGACTTCTTAAAGAAGTAGATTGGAACGAAGACGAATGACAGCATACAACATGACACCTTACAATACCTTCATCGCTAAGTCCAGGTACAGTCGTTACCTAGATGATAAGGGTCGTCGTGAACACTGGAACGAAACAGTAGCACGATACTTTGATTTTATGGAGAAGCACTTAGCTACTAAGCAGAACTATGTATTGACTACAGAGTTACGTTCAGAATTAGAACAAGCAGTAGTAGGTTTAGATGTAGTACCTAGTATGAGAGCAGTAATGACAGCAGGTCCTGCGTTAGAGCGTCAGAACGTAGCTGCATTCAATTGTTCTTATCTTCCTATTGATGACCCTAAAGCCTTTGATGAAGCGATGTATATCCTTCTCTGTGGTACTGGTGTTGGTTTCTCTGTGGAGCAACAGTATGTTAAGAAATTACCTGAAGTGCCAGAGCAGTTGTTTGATAGTAAGAGTTCTATTGTTGTGTCGGATTCTAAAGAAGGATGGGCTAAATCACTTCGACAACTCTTGGCTCTTCTCTACGCTGGCGAGATTCCAAAGTTCGACGTATCACGAGTTCGACCTGCAGGAGCTAGACTCAAGACTTTTGGAGGGAGAGCATCTGGACCAGGACCTTTGGAAGAACTTTATAAGTTCTGTGTCACCAAGTTTAAAGGAGCAGCAGGTCGTCGTCTCACTTCCCTTGAATGTCATGATATTCTCTGCAAGATCGGGGAAGTTGTTGTTGTGGGTGGAGTCAGGCGGTCAGCCATGATTAGTTTGTCAGACTTATCTGATGACAAGATGGCACATGCTAAAGCAGGTAACTGGTGGGATGGACAAGCTCAACGTGCATTGGCTAACAACTCTGCATCTTACTTAGAGACACCATCAATTGGACAATTCATGCGTGAATGGTCTAGTATATATGAGTCGCATAGTGGTGAACGTGGTATCTTTAATCGTGAGGCGAGTCAGAAACAAGCAGCTAAGAATGGAAGACGTGATGCAACTTATGAGTTTGGTACTAACCCTTGTTCTGAAATCATTTTACGTCCTTATCAATTTTGTAACTTATCTAGCTGTATTATTCGTAGCAGTGATGATATTGACACCATCAGCAATAAGATTCGTTTGGCAACAATTCTTGGGACTTTTCAAGCGTCGTTAACAGACTTCCCTTACTTGCGTAAGATATGGCAGAAGAACACAGAAGAGGAAGCACTCTTAGGTGTATCGATGACAGGGATATGTGATAACACTTTGTTAAACAATCCTGATGATGTAGATTTACCTGCACGATTGGAGAAGCTACGTGATATTGCTGTTACAACTAATGCTGAATTTGCTAACGCTATTGGTATTAATCAAAGCGTCGCAGTTACGGCTGTTAAACCTGAAGGAACTGTCTCTCAACTCTGCAGTACTGCTAGTGGCATACATCCTCAGCATAGCAAGTACTACATTAGACGTGTACGTGCTGACAACAAAGATCCTCTAACTCAGTTTATGATCCAGGCAGGGTTTGTAGCAGAGCCTTGTGTCATGAAGCCTGAGTCTACTACAGTATTTAGTTTCCCTGTAGCAGTAGCAGAAGGTGGTTTGTTGCGTGAAGATTTGACAGCAGTACAACACTTGAAGTTGTGGTTATTATTCCAGCGTCATTACTGTGAACATAAACCTTCAGTAACAATCTCTGTGTTAGAGAATGAATGGATGGATGTAGGGGCTTGGACATTCAAGCACTTTGATGAGGTGACTGGTGTATCGTTCTTACCAATGGATGGTGGCACGTACAAGCAAGCACCATATGAGGAGTGTACTGAAGAGGACTACAACAGATTGAAGTTGTTAGTACCTGAGACAGTAGATTGGGAGAACTTCAAGGAGTATGACGATAATGTCGAAGGAGCGCAGATGCTTAGTTGCACTGCAGGAGGGTGTGAAATATGATAGTAGAACTACACTTTATCATGGGGTTCATGATAGGCTTTGAGTATGTCAACATAGAAGGTGACGATGCTAGTCACTTAATCATCGACCTAGGAATTGTGCGTATTATGGCATCATTCCTAAAGGATGGAGTAGACTTTAACTAGGAGTAAAGACGAGTCCCTGATTTATCAATGATTAGGGCTTGTCTTCTTGGTTTATCTGCAGTAGTATTAGGAACGCTTATATGAGTCCAGGAGTCGAATTCTTTAATGATCTGATCGTAGGGTATATCTGAAGCAATGATAGCCTCTACGACTTCTTTAGGGGTCATTCCTGGCACTCTTATATCAGCAGCACAACCTAGTCTATGCTGACTAGTATCCTTAGATCCAACAGAATCATTAACCTTCTTAGATCTGAAACCAGAGTTAATCATCACAGGCTTGTTACCAAGTACTGTCTTAACCTGTTCAAGCAAACCAGCTAACCTTGTTAAGTTAGCCATTTCACTAGCGTTAGGTGTATTGTCAAACTCTCTATGAGAAGTAGCGATGAGTTCTTCTAGGGTAAAATGATCACTTAGCTGCATCTTTTTCTTTCTTCATATCCATAATCTTCTCAAGGGTTCTACCACCAAAGTAGAAAGACATAATCAACATACCCCATTGTCCTAGTAACTGAACATACTCAGAGTTTACATCGATCTTCGCAGCAGACAAACCAGCAAAGATAAAATACCCAGCAAGAATAGCAATTAAAGTCATAGGTCTAATGTTCTTAGACAGCCATGAATCACTAGTCATGTCAGCTTGTAGTCGTTTAGTGAGTTCTTGTGCCTCATTGATATCAGCTTGAATATCAGCAAGCTTTCCTTCTTGAGCTAACTTAGCTAAGTCTAGTTGTGCTTGTGCTTTAGCAGCAGGATCAGGAATAAGCTTATCAACCAGCTTCATTCCTACACCAATGATGTCATCTATACCAAACATTATTTAATTCCCCAGGTTAAAAACCATGCAATGAATGCAGCTACAAAGAAACACCAGAACTGTACTCGCCTTACTTCTTTTAAGTCGTGCTGAAACTCTTCAAGATTTAATTTCTCTAATGCTTCTAATTCATTTTTAATCTTCAAGACAGACTCCCATTCCTTAGTTCCGTAAGTCTTAATGAACTGTTGCTTGAGTTTTAACTCTTCATCTGTTATTAACTTACGCTTCTTGTATTCTTCTAATGCTTTGAATATTGCTTGTTGTTTTTTAAACTCTGCTTCTCGTTGAGCACTCTTTCTTTCTCTAGCTTTCTGTTGAGCTACATCTGTAGCATCTTTCTGAATTGATTCAACTTGTTTAGTTAATGACTTCGCACTTTCTCTACTAGCATCAAGACTACTAGTGAGTGACTTTACTCCTTCGTTTAATCCGTATGGGTCTGCCATAAATCATTCTTCTTCTATACCTTTTTTCTTGAGCTTAGCTCGGATATATTCTGCTCTGAATTCAGGGTCTTGAATTTTCTCACTGAACAGGGTTTTACTAGCTGCTGCTCTTGCCTTCTGTAATCCTTTTTCAAGAATTACTTTCTTAAGAGAGTCAGGTGCATTTTGATAACCAGGTGCTTGAATGATAGAAGGTAGAATCTGATCAGCCCACTGACTAGATAAAGCCTGATACTTAGCTTGATCTGGACCTTCTAGTTCTACACCTTTAAGACTCTTACCTGGTAAGTTGTAATCTAATTTAATACGAGCTGCTTCTTGCTGTACCATATTCTGTGTTGCAGGTGCTGTTTGAATACCAGTAAATGCAGCTAGACCATAAGAAGGATTAGGACGCTCTCCACCGTAGATCATAGACTGAGCAGGGAGGTTCTGTCTAGCAAAATCTTGACCTAAACTAGGTAATCTATTTTGCACTGCTTCACCAAAGTTAGTTACTACACGCATGCTAGGATCTGCTGAACGTGCAGGAGCAGCTACAAAAGATGGTACTAATAGACCAGCAAAACTATTAACAAAGCTACCACCGTAACGTTCTGGATCATGGATAGCTTGTAGCACACCAGAGATACCTTCTAAGAATGTCTTTGATGCAATGTTCTTAGTAATACCGCCAATCACATCTAATGTTAAATCTTTACCTTTACGATCTGAAGGGTGCTTATCATAGTAGTTCTTGACTGCGTTGATACCGTCTACTGTAGATCCCATGATAGTCGCTAGAGGCTCAACACGAGCATAGGAATACCATGTATCACCAATCTTAACACTGTACTCAGGAAGACCTGCAGCAATCATTGCATTACGTTTGTCTGCATCTTTAGGATAACTACCAGTAATCTGCTTAGATCCTACTAACTGAGACATACCTACAGCAATACTAGCACCAATAGCAGTACGAGCAAGCTTAACATCATTAG